ACTTGGCGAGCAGTTGCAAAACTTCGTAATTCTATCAATACTAATATTCTTATCATGGACGAAGTATTCGATTCTTCCCTAGATGCGAATGGCACTGAAGAGTTTATGAAGATACTTATTAACTTGACTTCTGAAACCAATACGGTTATAATAAGTCATAAGACAGATCAACTCTACGACAAGTTCGAACGAGTAATAAAGTTTGAAAAATATAAAAACTTCAGCAGGATGGCAGCGTGAAATACTGGCGTTTATGGGCGAAAGCTCTAGGCGAAAAAACGGGTAAGGACGATATTGAAGCAGATCGAGTTGCTATCGTACGAACTCTAATTGTATTGTGTTATATCATAACAAACATATTTATTGTAGCAGGAGTAATAAGACATTGGTAATGCAACTTGTAGATCGAAACGACCCTATCCTAACGAGAAGATGCGATGAATTTGATTTTAGTAACCCTCCTTTTGATCCAATTGAGTTCTCGCAAGAGCTTGTTAAATTTATGTATGACCGGAACGGTGTTGGGCTTGCTGCCAATCAGGTGGGAGTACCTTATCGCGTATTCGCTCTTCGCGGCAGTCCTGAAAATTTCGTATGTTTCAATCCCAAAATAATTGGGGTAAGCGATGTTGATGTAATTCTTGAAGAAGGGTGTTTGACTTTTCCAGGATTATATGTTAAGATTAAACGACCGCAACACTTGCGTATTAGATTTACGACTCCTAACGGTGATACACTGACAAAGCAGTTTACAGGTATGACAGCTAGAATTTTTCAACATGAGATGGATCATCTAGATGGCGTTGTGTTTTACAACAAAGCTAATCGTTTTCATCGTGAACAAGCATTGAGAAAATGGCGAAAATAAAAGCTTGCTTAATAAATGTAATTCACGTATAATTATATTTAATAATATTACATTATGGAGTTCATCATCACATGAACATTTTCTACATTGATCACGATCCTGCCCAAGCTGCCGAGTGGATGGTTGATAAACATGTCGTAAAAATGATTCTCGAGTCAGCTCAGCTGCTTTCGACAGCACATCGTTTGCTCGACGGTCGCGAAATAGAAGGTAAATCTAAAACAGGTCGTCGTGCGCGACGTTGGGTGCTTTATGATGCTCGCGAACCAGTTCTCTATTCAGCTACGCATATCAATCATCCCTCAGCTCTCTGGTGTCGTGAGTCAGTAGAAAACTACAACTGGCTTGTCGATCATATGTTTGCTCTTATGCAAGAGTACACATATCGATATGAAAAAGAACATAAGTGTCAGGGTGAACTTTCCTATTTGCTGCAGTCACCACCCCATAATCTCAAACAATATGATTGGACGCCCATGCCTTCATGTATGGATCAGCAGTATATTATTTCAACTGATCCACTTGACAATTATAGAAATTATTATAAAATAGGTAAGGCTAGTATGCATAGTTGGAAAAAACGTCAACCGCCGGAGTGGATTTTTGACAAAGTGGCACAATAGGTTTCTTGAACTTGCTAAACATGTTTCCTCTTGGTCAAAGGATACTACCAAAGTTGGAGCCGTTATCGTTCAGCCAGAAACCAAAAAGGTTGTTGGTATGGGATATAATGGCTTTCCTCGGTTTGTCAATGATGATCCTGAGCGTTATGCTGACCGTGATACAAAACTCAAATTTGTTTGTCATGCAGAATTAAATGCTATTCTAAATGCAAATGGACCAGTTGCAGGTTGCGATATATATGTATATCCGACTATGATGAAACCAGCTGCTTGTCCTGAATGTTCAAAAGCTATTGTACAATCAGGTATCAGAACATTATATTATTATAAGAATGATGACACTTCGCCTAAGTGGGTTGAGTTAGAAAAGTTTTCAAATGCGATCCTTACTGAAGGTCGTGTACATTATGTAGAGGTAAAGAATGACTAATTGGTATCAAGATGTAAAGGATTTTCACGCTGCTTTTGGACAGCGTATTGGTAATTCACCTGCTATTCCAGAAGATGTTGATGAGCGTTGTCTCCGTATGGATCTTCTAGAAGAAGAGTTCAAGGAATATATGGATGCAGAACAAGACCTTGATATTGTTGGTATTGCTGATGCTCTTGCCGATATTATCTACATCGCTTGTGGCACTGCTGTCTCTTACGGTATTCCGTTAGACAAGGTGTTTGAAGAAGTACATCGCTCTAATATGGCAAAGTTGGTTGATGGTAAACCTATCTATCGTGAAGATGGCAAGGTGCTTAAACCAAAGGGATGGACGCCTCCTCAGATCGAAACTATTCTTGAAGAATCTACAAAAAATAATTTGCTAAATCAACAAATTACACTATAATTTACATATATAGTAGTATCACACATTCCATAAGGAGTTGATATATGGTAGAAGTTATAGTTAGAAAAAAAATTGAATCAGAAGAAACGCTTGGTGCTTTTATTACAATTAAAGATTATGCCGATCGTGTGATTAATGAAGACTGCGATCTCTACGCTGAAACGCTGGATGGTTCTATCTCTGAAGATAATATCATTTTCAAATATCGTAAGAATGTTTTTACTCAGGAAGAACAGGATGCAGCATATGCTGGGCTTAGAGAAGCTGCTGTTGAATCTCAGAACCGTGGGCTCGCAGCCGGACCACGTGGCGACATGCTTGGCGCTAATGGTCGTGGTGGTAGAGATTGGGTTACAGAATATCATCACGATATTTTAGATTTTTTGTTGCGTCCAGAAAACGCTCTTGTTGAAGACGATAGCATTGAAGCTATTCGTGTTCGTCATCAATCTTGCTTGAAGAAAGATGAGACCCGTGGTCAGGTGTGGCTTCGCTCAGAAGTTTGTAAGCAATATCCTGAGTATCATGGTTGGTTTGATAAGTGGGTCGATGGTCTTGGTAATAAGTCTCGCGAAGATCAGCGCTCGGCTGCACAGTTTGTAACAGAAAAATATATTTCAGAAACGAATTATGCCCAGTCAGTTATGTCTGGTATCGCTGGTTATTTTGACCGCTACCCACGTATTCCTTATGGACGTGCTACCTCGTATACTGAAAAAAATCTAGAAAAGTTCGCTCTCTCTTATCCTTACCTTCGTAAGCTCGATCAGCAATTTAGAGAACTTCTTCCTATTCGTTTCGCTGCTCAAAACAAGGCTGCTTCTCAGCTTGATTCTCGTTTCAAAATTGCCGATACAGTGTTTACCACACTCACCGTCAATCATAACTGGCGTACTGCCTGTCACCGAGATGCTGGCGACCTACATGAAGGGTTCTCTAACATCTGTGGTGTAACTGGTCCTGAAGGTAAAGGCTGGCGTGGTGGTGAGTTTATCCTTCCGGAATTTCGCATTGCCATTAATATTCAGCCTGGAGATATGTTGCTCGTAAATAATCATGGTGGTATTCATGGTAACGATGCTCTTCTTGGTGATGATAATGATCGCATGACTATCGTTGCTTATTTTCGCGAGAAGATGCTGGAACTTAAGTCATGGGAATATGAGAACCTTCGCAAGCAGTATGTTGATGATCGCCGCTTGAATAAGGATCATAAGTTGCAGCGACCATTGTGGAATGGTATTTCTCCTGCTATGTGGGAAGATAAGGAATGGTACGATTATCTCAAGGCTCATAATATTGATGATCCTTATGGTAAAGGTGAACAATCAAATCTTGAGGATTTTTTTGCATGATTGGTTATAGTATTGCGATTCCTTCTTATAAGCGTCCAGAAACGATTAAGAAGAAAACGTTAAAGGTGTTGGAGGGTCATAACATCGACCCTTCAAAGATCACCGTGTTCTGTGCTAATGATGATGAAATGAATGATTATCATAATTCATTATCTAAGTCTGATTATGGTATGACAATTAAGTTGGTAAAGGGTGTTCCTACTATCGGAGCTCAGCGAAATTTTATTGAACGCTGGTATCCGGAAGGTACTAAGCTTATGATGTTTGATGATGACGTTGAAGAGGTTCAGCGTAAGATCAGCGAACAAAAGCTTGGACCGATTGATAATCTCGAGCAGGAAATTATTTCTCGAGGTTTCGAAGAGTGTGAAAAAGTTGGTGCGAAAACCTTTGGTATTTACGCTGCTTCAAATGCATATTTTATGAAGGATAGAGTTTACAACAAGCTCTGTTATATTATCGCTTCAATGTTTGGAGTAATTGTTGAGCATGATGATTTCCTTGCTCGAGTAACTAACCATGGCGAAGACTACGAATATTCTATTCGCCAGTTTATTAAGAATGGTGCTGTTGCCCGACTTGATAATTACACAGTTAAATCAAACTATTATAAAGAAGATGGTGGTCTTCAAACTATTCGTACCAAAGAATATGTTAAAACCTCTATTGAAAAAATTGTAGAAATGTTCCCTGACATGTGTACTATGTATATTCGTGAAACTACTGGACATGCTGAGCTCAGACTTAAGGACCAGCGTGTTACTGGTAATACTCTAGATAATTTCTTTTCCTAGGAGGATAGATGGCGAAGTTTGATCATGGCGGCGGATGCGCCTGTGGATTAAATAAAATTTGTAATTGTAACATCGGTAAATTAATTAACGATCAAATTACTGATTCGGTAACGCAATCTCAAAATATCTCGTATAAATATGCTGAGGATCGAATCGTAGCTGACTTCAAAGCTTATCTTGATAAGACATATGGTCAGCACTACAAAAGTGAAACGGCTCAAATCGAATGTTTTGATGCTTGGATTGCACTGGGTGATTCTACCCCTACCTTCCGTAACACCGCTCTTAAATATCTCTGGCGTTATGGTAAGAAAAACGGAAGTAATAAAGATGATCTGATGAAGACTCTTCATTATGTTTTGATGTGTATGTATGTTGACCATTATAAGGATGTTAAGTGATGAATGTTTATATTCTATTGGACCGCTCTGGTTCTATGCAAAATCTGTGGTCCGAAGCTGTCGGGTCAATCAACGCCTACGTTGAAAAGCTCCCCAAGGAAACTGATGTTTATATGGCTGTATTCGACAACGAGTACGAAGTAGTACGTCAGTCTAAGGCTGGTAGTTGGAAACCAGTAACCAATACTGAAGTTTCACCACGTGGTATGACTGCTCTATATGATGCTTCGGCTCGTATTATGCAGCGAGCTATTGACGACAATTCTGAAAAAACCATTCTTGTTGTAATGACAGATGGTGAAGAAAACTCTTCGCGTAACTTTTCACATGCTGATGTAAAGAACCTCACTACTAAGATCGATGCTAAGAAGTGGGAATTGATTTTCCTCGGTGCTAATTTTGATAAGGTTTCAGAAGTTGCTAAATCTTATAATCGTGGTGTCGACAAGTTCAGTAATATTTCTAAGGAGAATATGCGCGACTTTATGAGCGGTACTCTTGCTACTTCCTCAATGGCATATGCTACTATGGATTCCGCTATGAGCTTCTCGGACGCTGATAAGGCTGCAGCCGTTTCCCCAAATACTTTCTACACAACCTCAACCTCAACAGCTCAAGGAGCCTCTAAGTAATGGAAATTAGTATCGATATCGAAAAGCTCCGTAAGCGTAAGCTTTTTATTGCTACGCCTATGTATGGTGGCCAGTGTGCTGGTATGTTCGCAAGATCAATTGCTGACCTCTCAGCTCTTTGTGCCAATCATGGCATTCCTCTTCAAATGTATTTCTTGTTCAACGAATCTCTCGTAACACGTGCAAGAAACTATTGTTGCGATGAGTTCATGCGTTCTGACGCTGAACATATGATGTTCATTGACTCGGACATCGGATTTAATCCTCAGGATGTTATTGCTCTCATGGCTCTTCAGGCTAATGATGAAGACAAGTATGACATCATTGGTGGTCCTTATCCTAAGAAGTGCATCAGCTGGGAAAAAATTAAGCACGCTGTAGATAAGGGTGTTGCTGACGAAGATCCGAACGTTCTTGAAAAGTTCGTTGGTGATTATGTGTTCAACCCGAAGGGTGGGCAGCAGTCCATTGCCATCGGTGAACCTTGTGAAGTTCTTGAAATCGGGACAGGCTTCATGATGATCACTAAGAAGGCTATGCAAAAGTTCGCCGATGCTTATCCTCAATATACGTACAAGCCTGATCATGTTCGTACTGAACACTTCGATGGTACCCGTGAAATTATGATGTTTTTCCAGGCGGAAGTTGATCCAGAATCAAAACGTTATCTTTCTGAAGATTACTGGTTCTGTCAGAAGGCTCAGAAGGCTAATTTAAAAACTTGGTTCTGCCCATGGATGAAGATGCAGCATGTAGGAACTTATATCTTTGGTGGTTCTCTTGCTGACCTAGCATCTATAGGAGCATCAGCTACTGCTGATCCAGCTGCTCTTAAGAAGAAAAAGTGATTGACATTTTAATAGTGAAGGGCTATAATAAGTTTATATCCCACTGCAATTGGAGAAATATATAATGAAGATCGATACTAATACCGTCAACGTTCTTAAGAATTTCGCTAAGATTAACCCTTCCATAATGATTCAGGAAGGGAATACTCTAAAAACTATTTCCACCTCTAAAACAATCCTTGCTCGTGCTAAGGTTTCTACAGAGTTCAAAAAGCGTTTTGCGATTTACAACCTCGATCGATTTCTTTCGACGGTTAGCCTCTTTAACAGTCCCGACCTTAATTTTAAGGAACAGTTTGTTGAGATCGTAGAGGATTCTAAGAAGACCAAGTATTTTTATGCTGATGAAAGTGTCATTACTAAAGTTCCTGAGAAAGAGATTACCCTTCCCAGCGTTGATGTTTCTTTCACTCTGACAAATACTGCTCTTAAGGAAGTTGAGAAGGCTGGTGGTGTTCTAGCTCTACCCGAAATTCTCATTGTTGGTGATGGATCTAAAATTTATATCCAAGCTGGTGATACGAAGAACCCTTCAGCTGATGTGTTCTCTGTTGAAATTGGTGAAACGACTAAGGCGTTCAGAGCTATTTTCAAGGCTGAAAACATCAAGATTATTCCTGGCGATTATGAGGTTGGCATTTCTGCTAAGGGACTTTCTTATTTCCGCAGTGGAGATATTGAATATTGGATTGCTATTGAGAAGCATTCAGAGTTCTGATTGAGTTAACTTGGTTGGGAGGTTCGCCTCCCAACTTTTTTGTGATGTTTTTAGTTTTACTGGAGCCTTTATATGATGAATGAATTCCTCTGGGTTGAGAAGTATCGCCCTCAAACTATTGAAGAAACTATCCTCCCGACAGAACTGAAGAAAGTTTTTCAGCAGTTCGTTGATCAAAAAAACATTCCTAACCTGATCCTTGCTGGTTCAGCGGGTGTTGGTAAAACTACCGTTGCTCGTGCTATGCTTGAGCAGCTTGAATGTGATTACATTGTTATCAACGGATCTATGAATGGTAATATCGACACACTCAGAAATGAAATCCTTAATTTCGCCTCTTCAGTTTCCCTATCTGGTGGGCGAAAGTACGTCATCCTTGACGAAGCGGATTACCTTAACGCAAACTCAACCCAACCAGCTCTTCGTAACTTTATGGAAGAGTTTTCCTCAAACTGTGGTTTCATCCTTACTTGTAATTTCAAGAACAGGATCATTGAACCACTTCACTCACGTTGTTCTGTAATTGACTTCAAGATCAGCAAGAAGGATATGGCGAAGCTCGCTGGCCAGTTTTTCAAGCGAGTTCAGGTTATCCTTAAGAACGAGTCCGTAAATAATGAGCCTTCAGTTGTTGCTGAAGTAATCAATAAACATTTTCCTGATTGGCGTCGTGTTCTCAATGAGCTACAGCGTTACTCAGCAACAGGTGCTATTGACTCAGGTATCCTTGCTAACATGCAAGAAACTAATCTTCGTGGTCTGATCGCTTTCCTAAAGGAAAAAAATTATACCGAGATGAGGAAGTGGGTCAGGAACAATCTTGACACCGACGTCAATCAATTGTTCACCCAGATCTATGATACAGCTGAAGATTTTGTTACTCCTGATTCACTTCCGCCTTTGGTTCTGCATCTTGCAGATTACCAGTATCAAAATGCTTTTGTTGCGAACCCAGAAATTAATTTCGTAGCTTTCCTTACCAGAGTTATGATGGATGTGGAGTTTAAGTAATGTACGATTGGCGTTACGAGAATAGTATCAATTCTGGAAAAGAGCCTCTTGATCTTGATGGAGTTCAAGAGGCTAAGTATTCTCAGTGGCGCACCAATAATTCCCTTTCTAATTTCCAAGAAACTATTCTCTATGCCAATGAGATGAACATTAACTATCATCTTACGGATAAGATGCATTATCAGTATCTGTTCTATTCTGTTCGTAAGGCTAAGAGATTTGGTAAAAAGGAAGATGATAAGGTAAAGCGCAAGCGTGAGAAAGAACAAAAGGAAAAAGAAGAACTACACTCTCTAATTCAGAGTTTCTATAAATACAACGATGCCAGGACGAAGGAAGCTATTCGTATTCTATCTCCAGAGCAGATTGATATTATTAGAAAAAAACAAGAAAAGGGTGGAGTTAGATGATCTCATTAGATTCCTTAGTTGAGGTGAGAATAGCTGAAGAAGAAGACTTTCTAAAAATTAAAGAAACTCTTACGCGCATCGGTGTCGCATCCCGTAAAGAAAAGAAACTCTACCAGTCCTGTCACATTTTCCATAAGCAAGGCAAGTACTATATTGTCCACTTCAAGGAAATGTTTGCTATCGATGGCAAACCTTCAAACTTTTCCGATGAGGATAAAGGGCGTAGAAATAAGATAGCTGAACTACTTCAGGATTGGGGATTACTCAAAGTTGTAGAGCCTGAGTTAGTTAAGGAACCTGTGGCTTCGATGAGTCAGATCAAAATTCTTTCGCATAAAGAAAAGCATGATTGGACTTTAGAAACGAAATACAACATGGGTCGTAAAAAGAAATGATAGACAGAGAGCTTGAAGAGCGTTTACAGAAGCAACAAGATCAGCTTCGTGAATGGTTTATCAAAGAACAGCAGCGAAAACAAAATCGCTGTGACTCAGAAAGCTCTCTGATTAAATGTGAATATTGTAATTGTTGGAAGAACAAGTTGGAGAACGATTCGCAATGAAATTTCCGTGGAGTGTGAAGAAGAGGGTTGAAACGCCTTCGGATGAACTACTAGAAATAATTAAGAATATGTTGTTTCCGCCGCTTAAGGTTGATACAACAGTTGATGAGTTTGGTAATCCTATTAAATTTCATGTGGATTTTTCCGTTGACTCAAATCTCGACGCAGCCCTGATGGATCTACAAGATGGTCACAATGACGCTGCTACTCAGAAAACCATTGATACAATAACTAAGAGGCTCCATAAAGTTCGCAAGATGTTGGAAGCCTACCCTGAGTTAGATACAGAAGCCAAGTACATCATTGTAGATGACGGGAGTGAAATGGATGTTTCAGAAATCAAGGCAGAAAACGATAGATGAATTGATGCAAGCTATGGATCAAATGGTTGATGCGCGAGTCAAAATCGTTCACGAAAAAATATATTCCAATTATCGAGAAGCGAATCGAATTCAGGAAGAGTTATATGATCCTGCTCGAGAAAAATTCTCTAATCTTATCAAAGAGTTAACCTCACCGATTCCATTTTAAAATTTCCCTTGACTAAAATATTATTCGAGCGTATTATAGGTCTACGATATAAGGAGACCTCTAGTGACGATGCATATTCTCCCTGCCTACTACACGACTACTGTCTCTAAGCGTAAGCAGAGTACCAAGGTACAGAAGCCCACCGCCCACGACAAGTGGTTGAAGAGTATGGGACTTTCATTGGATCAAATCACCGCTAAAAAAACGGTTGACAAAAATTGGAAAAAGGAATATACTAAGGTCTTGAAGGTTGACTCTAAGGATTACGAATCGTCAGGACTGTCGGGTAATGCTTCTTCCTGTGCCAAACGTGATCTTATGAGCAACCTTCATAAGGAGCCTAAGCATGTTAGGGATGAGATTCTTGACAAGGCTAGTAGGGTCATGCCCCTATATAACAAAGGTGGTCTTCAGTACGCCACTCCGGCGACTGACATGACGACAGTTGGATCTAAAAGTAGGAGGGGTTAATGGCTATCGAATTCAATGAGAACATTGATATTGTTTTCATTCAGATACAAGATATTAGTGGTAACTGGCAGACGATATCCCAGACGCCCAATCAATCTCAGATCATCATGATCGAGATGCAAAATCAAAAGCGTCAGTTTCCGAACTCAAAAATTCGCGCTGTTGATCCTCTAGGTAGATTAGTCGATATTATGATGTAAAATAATTATTGACTTTTCTATTTTTTCATAGTATGATAACTAAATAATGTCACTAAGGAGTTTTGAATGACTACGAATGTTTCTAAGGTTGATCGCGTTTATAAGGCTCTCGTTCTTGAAGGACAAGAGCTTACTGCTAAGCAGATCGCTTCTCGTTATAATGTTGCCAATCCTTACGATGCTGTTTACCAGCTGCGCATGGAAGGTTACTCCATCTACTGCAATAAGAATACAGATTCTAAAGGTCGCGTAACTAACAAGTATCGTTTCGGTACTCCATCGCGCCAAGTTATTGCTGCGGGTTATAAGGCAATCGCAGCTGGTCTCGTCTAAAAGTTTCCAACAATTGGGATCTTTCAAGGCGGGGGCAAAAATCCCCGCCTTTTTTAATGCTTGACATTTATATCCTTCGGGGTATAATTGAACTATGATACGCTGTTTGACAATTTAGAGTAAGATACAATCGCAAGATTGTTTCTTCATGAATGCATCAGAACGTGGGTGATCGTAAAGCCCGCTAGGCTACTCATCCCGCATAAGTTGGCCATAATGGGCGGTGGTATAGTAGTTAGATAGCTGGTGCATTCTTGAAGAAACAATGTTGTCTCTTCATAAGAACGTTACAGACCCATGTCATGAATGGGCTTGGACAGATAAATGCATCGCGCTTAAGGTGGTTCGAATCCACTAGGAACTGATCATTCCCTGTAACGTTCTTTTGTAGAAACAATATGATCGGGAGTGGCGCAATTGGTGGCGCAGGGGACTTTGAATCCCAAGGCTGTGGGTTCGAACCCTACCTCCCGAGCCAAATATTGGATCCTTAGCTCAGTAGGTTAGAGCAACGGTCTTTTAAACCGCAGGTGCTGGGTTCGAGTCCCAGAGGATCCTCCAATATTTATCAGATAAGTGTTACGGTAGCACGACGGTCTCCAAAACCGCAAGCGAAGGTTCGACTCCTTCATCTGGTGCCAAGTTTATCCGTGTGTAGCGCAGTCAGGTAGCGCATCTGGTTTGGGACCAGAGGGTCGCAGGTTCGATTCCTGCCACACGGACCAAATACGGAGGGTAGCGTCTATGGTAGACACACAGTCTTGAAAACTGCGCCACCGCAAGGTTGATGGTTCGATTCCTTTACCCTCCGCCATAACTAAATGCTTCGCTGGTATAGCTGGTGCGTACGCTGGTCTGAAGAACCAGAGGATGCGGTTCGATTCCGTGGCGAAGCACCATTTCGGGGAGTGCAAATAAGGACAGGCTGGTGCCGTCGGGTGACTGTAAATCACCTCCTTACAGGCAAGAGGTTCGATTCCGTCCATTCCCCACCAAAATAAATGCTGATTGGGCGGTATTGGCTATCGCGCTGGATTCATATCCCAGTTAAAGTTGGTTCGATGCCAACATTCAGCACCAGAATAATCCTCCGTTGGTGTAGCGGTCAAACATACCCGCCTTTCAAGCGTGGAGATCGTCGGTTCAAATCCGACACGGAGGACCAAAGTTTATGTTTGGTATAGCATGGTGCTTTCAGCAGGAGTCATGACCTGTGCGACGAAGTGGGTTCGAATCCTACACCAGACTCCAAATACAGTCGTTTAGCTCAGAGGTAGAGCACTGTCCTGATAAGACAGGGGCGGAAGGATCGTTACCTTCAACGACTACCAATATGGACCATTAGCTGAGTTGGTTTTAGCACGGGACTCTTAATCCCTTGACGTTGGTTCGAATCCAACATGGTCTACCATAAATAATATTATTAGCATGTAAGATGGATCTATCCTTATGATTAAGAAGATAATTTTGTTTGGTGATATGAGATTAGGAACAAAATCTATACCATTCAAATCATCTTCAATATCAAGATTAGCTTACGCCTTACGAAAAAAAGGTTACTTGGTTAAACAAGTACATCATTGTGTTAGTTTTACATACGATGAGATTAAATCTGTTATATCAAATTTTTCTGAAGGGGAAAAAGTTTGTGTTGGTGTTAGTACCTCTTTTCTAGCAGACGACAATTCAAAAGATCGTTATTTCTGGGGATATAACAGTTATGTGTTTCTGTTAAATGTTGGAAGAGTTTGTAAAGAATTCGGTTTTCCTTACCTGTTAGGTGGATGGGAAATAACAGAAACAGCATTAGAAGATAAATTTGATGGTTGGGGATTTTCAAATCTGTCGAAGGTAGTCACCTACTTCATTGAAGGTAAGGATACCGAAGCGATTGAAGATGTTTGTAATGACAAACCTGTAGTTTATAAGCTTATAGCGAATGACATAAAGTTAGTTCTTACAAAAGAAAATGAAGACTTCAGTGATTGTGCTAGTACATTATCGACTGAAGATTTTGTAATGCAAGGAGAAAGCGTTTGCACCGAAGTCGCGGCAGGTTGTATCTTCAGTTGCTCGTTCTGTAACTATGCAGCATTAGGTAAAAAGAAAAATCAATACACAAGAACATACGATTCTTTTGAAGAAGAAATAAAAGAAAATTACAAAAATTTTAAAATTTCTCTTTATAATTTAACCGATAATATTGTTAACGATACTCCTGAAAAAATTAGATATCTAATAGATGTTAGAGAAAAAACAGGTATCGATTTTAAGTGGTCTGGATATGTAAGACTAGATACGATTCGAACAAAAGAACAAGCTATACTTCTTAAAGAATCGGGTATGATAGGTGCAAGTTTCGGTATCGAAAGTTTTTATAAAGCATCTGGTCCTTACATCGGTAAGGTAACAGATAAAGAACGATTGATGAAATCACTTGAGACTATGAGAAATGTTTTCAATGATGATGCTATATTAACTGGATTGTTCATAGCAGGTTTACCTGAAGAACCAATAGATCATATCATTAAAACGCATGAATGGTTAGACTCTATAGAAGGCAGATACTATCTAGATCAACATAGATATTCTTCTTTCAGATTGTTTGATTATAACGCTGACAAAAATGACATTAACAAGGCAAGAAACAATCCGTTTCGTGATTATACAATAATAGATAGATCGACAAACATTAAAGGCAAGTCAAAGTCTCGAAATGTGTTCAACACATGGGTAAGTCCTTGGACGAGCTACGAAGAAGTTGATGAAATATGTAAGCAAATTGAACGAGAACAAAAAAACAGACTAGGAGGTGCTTTTTTTCTAGCGTTTCTGGTAAATTCTGGTTACGAGTTGAATACGCTAATTAAAGATATTAGAGATTCCAGTAAACAAGGCACAATTTTCAAACCTCGTTTCGAAGAAGAAGGTAAAAAGTTCATAAGGAATTATATAGATAAAGTTTGCACTAAAAAAGTGCTTGACTAAAATACTAAATAATAGTATCATAATGATATAATCTAATGGAGTTAAACAAATGAAGTCGTTTACTATTCTCGCTGGTCTGTTCCTTTCTACTGCTGCTATCGCAGCTGATCTTCCTTCTAGGAATGCACCGCTACCGCCTGTCCGTCCAGTTTTTGTTGAAACTGCCAAGCCTTTTTTCGTTGGTGTCCATCTTGGCACATCAAACTACGACCAGAAGCTTTGGTCAAATAACTCAGAAGTTCGAGCAAACGTTCGAGCTGGTTATGAGTTTTCTCCATACGTTCGTCTCGAAGCTAACTATGACTATGGCCACAGCGATATTCTTGACTTCCGTACTAACACTGTTACAGGTAACCTGATCGGTCAGTATCGTTTTGGTTCTGTTGTTCCTTATGCTCTTGCTGGTGGTGGTTATCGCTGGTCAGGTATCAAGAATGAAGCAGTCTATAACGTTGGTGGTGGTGTTCGCTACGATCTGAATTCTCGGTTCGAAGTTGATGCTCGTTACCGTTATGTTGCAAACTTCGATAATCGTCGTGATGAAAACGTCACTACGCTCGGTGTGAACTACAAGTTCTAAGGAGATTAATATGGGTAAGGTATGGGTGGTTTGTGGTCTTGCTTTTGTTCTTACGGGATGTAATGCAACGGTATACTCAGAGCACCGTATAACTCCTTACCCATATTACCGACAATATTACCCAGCGCCAGTATATGTTGCACCGCGACCTGTTTATCGCCAGCCATATTACTATCGCCATAATCGGTATCATTATTACCGATAAGAGTTTATTCTGGTGGAGCCTGATTGGTACAGGCACGTGACTGTTAATCACGCCGCTGTAGGTTCGAGTCCTACCACCAGAGCCAGTTTGAAGCATCTTTGGTCCCATTCGCCTGGAACGGGATACATGTTTGTAGCGAAAGTTGCCCACTACAATGGGACGTTGCCAAAGATGCTTCATTTAGATTTGGTCCGTTGGCGCAGCGGTAGCGCAGCTCCTTTACACGGAGAAGGTCGGCAGTTCAACCCTGTCACGGACTACCATTATTGGGGAATGCTCAGGGCAAGCACGAATCCTTTGCAAGGAATCTGAGATCGGTTCGAGTCCGATATTCTCCACCATTTTGGTTGGTCGCATAATAGACTCGCGTGGGTCCACGGTCAGCCCACACCAGTTTCGCCCGTATAGCTCATCTGGTAGAGCAACTGCCTTGTAAGCAGTAGGCGGTGGGTTCGAGTCCTGCTGCGGGCACCATTTTATCGCGGAGTAGAGAAGTAGCATCTCGCCAGTCTCATAAACTGGAAATCGCTGGTGCAAGTCCAGCCTCTGCAACATAAGCACCTCAATTGTATAAATAGTAATGTCAATAAAACTATTATACAATTGAGGGTTCAGCATTGTTTTATACAATTTATAAGATTACCAACAAAATCAACGATAAGTTCTATGTTGGAATGCATAAAACTCATAATCTCAATGATGGATATATGGGTTCCGGCAAATTAATCAAAAGAGCTATCAAAAAATATGGTGGCGAAAATTTTGCTAAAGAAATTCTTCATATATTTGATAATGAAGAGGATATGAAAAATAAAGAGAAAGAGCTTGTCGTTCTAAGTGAAATAAGTTACAATTTATGCGAAGGCGGGAAAGGTGGTTTTGGTTATATAAATTCTAACGAAGAGTTAGTTGTTAAAAGAGATGCGAAAGAAAATAAGAAAAAAGGGTATCTCGCTAACAAGAACAATATGACAAAACCTAAAAACATAAATCCTGAAAACATATCAAAGGGTTTAAGAAAACGATACGAAGAACAAGGATTTATTTCGCATTGGACTGGGAAAAAACATTCTACTGAAACTATTTCTAAAATGAAGGCGAAAGCTGCTGGTAGAAACTATAAAGAATCTAACCCGAATTATGGAAAAGTTTGGGTTACAAACGGTAATGATAACAGAATTATTCCTCAAGAAAAACTTGAAGAATACTTTGTTTTAGGTTATACTAAAGGTAGAAAGTTAAACATAACTAGAGGAAACAGGTAATCGCTCTTCTTATAAATAATAAAAAAAGGAGATCGATTATGATGTCATTTAAAGAATTCCTAAAACAAAACGATCCTTCTCTTGAAGAAGGTTGGTCTGAAAAAGTAGGAGCCTTCGGTAGAAGTTTTGCGGACAAAGCTTCTCTTGGCGGATACAAATACGCGAGAGCTGCCGTAGATCATGGTATAAAAAAGGCGTTAGGTAAAAGCAAAACATACCAAAACGAATTGGATCAAGAGAAAGAAAAGCTAGAGAAGGATTCTAAAGAGCAGCCTGCAGCTTCTGCCGCTGGTGACATCGTTGGACATGCTGTGCCTTATGTACCAGTAGTTGGACCATTGGTTCAATCAGCCAAAAATGTATTAGATAAAATTATAGGCGTTGGCGAGAAAGCTGCTCCGGTAGCTGACAAAATCCAAAGAGCTGTAAAACAAAATTAATGCAACTAGAGGGAGCTGGTGAACCCGCAGGACTGTCAATCCTGATTTGGCGAGATCGATACTCGTTAGTTGCGCCATTCTGCTTGACTTTGACATGGAATAGTATATAATATACCTATGATGAAATATACAATGTAGGAGTGAATATGTTACTGAGATACGTGCAAGGTTATCTGATGAATTTTGCTGTGATGTTTGGAATTTGCTTTGGTATATGTACAGGCGTTTTGTTAACATTTTATACACTTGTACCGTTTATTATGTGGGACTTTGCATTGTTTTATGAACAATCATGGTTAAATCTTATGTTTTTTCTGATTCGTGTGATAGTGGTTATTTCTGTAATTGTGGCTATTTGGTATTGTTTAGATGCCAACACTAAGCGTCTTATTGAAAAGTATGCAAAAGAAGGAAATAAAAAGTAATATTCCAGAGTAGTTCAATTGGTAGAACATCAGCCTCTGAAGCTGAGTGTCGGTGGTTCGAACCCATCCTCTGGATCCAAAATACGGTGCTTGAGGCAGACGGTAAGTCGCGGGACTGCAAATCCTTGAGAACCCAGTTCGATTCTGGGAAGCACCTCCATAGCCATGGATGATCATAGGTACTATCCGTTATTAGGTGGCCACCCAATAGCATATAGTCACAATCCTATGTCATTTGCGCCCAATATCTGTGCGGGCGACTCAATTAAAGGAAATCGTATGCCAAAAAGTCCTTCTTATGCCGCTGGTAATGTTAATATGAAAGGCAAGAAGTATAAGCTCAGATCCTGTGGTTGTTGTGTGTGTCTTGACTTTCGTGATCGTGAACTTGAGAAAGAACACAAGAAAGAGATAAGCGAAGCGCAGTTCATCAAGGATATGAGATGTGTGGGTGTGCCAGAAGAAAATATTCCATGGCATATTGATCTATTTCGAAAAACAAAAAAAATTCAAAATGAACTTTGATGACCCTAATTTCAAGAGTGAGTTCTGGCGTTGGTTTGATAACATCACACCCGCTGAACGTAAGAAGTTCAAAGAATATTCTGCTGATATGGCTGAGCTTTTTTTCTACAATAAATATTTTAGTAAGGGTATTTGTTATGATGACATCGAAGCAAGTGATACAAAAGAGACTAACTATAGAACTAAAGATATCTAAACTTGAAGATAAGTTGACCGATCTCCAACATAATTGCCCTCATCATAATTTAAGATATCGTGGTTGTGGTAGTTCTGGTGGTTGGGATTATGAAGGTACATATTGGTATGATTGGTTTTGTCCTGACTGTGATAAACGTTGGAGAACAGAACAACAATCTCATATCGAGAAAGATATACTGAATAAATATCCTAACGCAAAAAAGATTGATAAATACGATAACAGCAAAGAATATGATAATTTTTTGGTCAGGTAGCTCAACTGAATAGAGCACTCCGCTACGAACGGAGAGGTTGAGGGTTTGAGTCCTTCCCTGATCACCATTGTTTATTGGGTGAAGATGTATAAGAAAATACTTATTTTTGGTGATTTTATTAGCTCATCCGGAGCAGTGTTTCTCAAAAGTGCTGCTACAATGAGGTTGTCCTATAAGCTTAGGCAACTAGGGTACATCGTTAAACAAGTACATCATTGTACATCGTTTAATAAAGATGAACTTAAAGTCATTGTCGATAAGTTTTCTAACAATGAACCTGTTCTAATTTGTGTAAGTACATCGTTTCTATCTTCTCTAAAGAGAAAAAATGCTTTGTACGCTGATCTATTGGATAAGCATAAATCTAAAGGTGCATTTTGGGGTGATCGTAGCTTCCTGTTCCTGATTAACATCGGTAAGATATGTAAGGAAAAAGGGTTTCCTTATCTACTAGGTGGTTGGGAAGTCAGTGAAGATAAGATGATCAACGCGAATCATCAGTGGGGATTTGATGTTCTCAATATGTTCGTCACCTACTATGTGACTGGTAAAGACATCGATGTTATCGAGCGTATCTGTAAAGATGAACCTGTTACAGTTGAAACAATTCAAGGTTCTAAGGTAGCGAAGTCTGCTGAGTTAGTTGACTTCAGTGATTGTGCAAGTACACCTGTTCTTGATGATCATATTGCCCATGGTGAATCTCTAGTCAGTGAAATTGCTGCTGGTTGTATTTTCAGCTGTTCGTTTTGTAACTACGCTGCTCTTGGTAAAAAGAAAAACGAATATCTTCGTACATTCGAAAGCCTTGAAGCTGAGATCGTTAGTAACTATAAGAACTTCGGTACAACTCTATACACTCTGACAGATAATATCATTAACGATTATCCTGAAAAACTTCGATACATGATTCGTATCAGAGAAAAGTATGGTATCGATTTACGTTGGGTAGGTTATGCTCGACTTGATACAATTAAAACTAAAGAGCATGCTCAGATGCTAAAAAACTCTGGGATGATTGGTGCTTCCTTTGGTATTGAAAGTTTCAATAAGGAAACTGGTAAGTACATTGGTAAGATGACTGAGAAAAGTAGGCTGATTGATTCTCTGGGTATGCTCAGAGATGTCATTGGTGACACGGCTCTGGTATCTGGGTTGTTTATTGCTGGTCTTCCGCAGGAAACAAAGGAGAGCCTTCAAGAAACATACGAATGGTTGGAAAGCGATGAAGGTCGATACTACATTGACTCGTTTATCTTCACTAGACTAATGATTGAGATCGAGAATAACGATAAGAATGAGATTAACAAATCTCGTAACAACCCTTTTAGGGATTATGAATTTAGAGCGAAGTACAAATGGACTAGTCCTTGGGGAACGGTTGAAGAATACACCGCTCTTGCTTATAAGTATAATGCTAACAAGAAAAATCCATTGGTAACTTCTTTTACTCTTCCTTATTACAACAACATCGGTTATGACCCTGTTGATCTTGTTAAACTAACACGGAAAGTAGCAAGCGAAGGTGGTGCCATGAGCATCGGCGAACACTATAACTTTCTTCCAGATCATACTAAATACATTAACCAATACAAAGATAAAGTTTTGCGGGTGTAGCTCAGTGGTAGAGCACTTCGTTGTATAAATAGAACATAACAAGGAGAATGTTATGTTCTATACGGTGTATAAAATTACAAATAAGATAAATCATAAATTCTATATCGGTATGCATCAAACTAAAAAGTTAGATGATAAATATATGGGTTCGGGCAAAAGACTAAAACTTGCTTATCAAAAATATGGAATAGAAAATTTTGCTAAAGAAATTCTACATGTTTTTGATAACGAAGAAGATATGAAGAACAAAGAGAAAGAGCTCGTCGTATTAAGCGAAATGAGTTATAATTTATGTGATGGTGGTAAAGGTGGGTTTGGTTACCTAAACCGTTCTGGAAAATCCCTTAGAACAGGAATGAAACATTCTGAAGAATCCAAAAAGAAAATGGGTCACTTTGGCAATTCCTTTACTAAAGGTAAGATATTATCAGAAGATCATAAGAAAAGAGTTTCAGAAGCTATGAAAGTAGCATTGAAAAATAAACCAAAAAGCGAAGAACATAAGCGTAAGATTTCGGAAGCAATCAAACGTAAACATGAACAAAGAAAACAAGCGGAATTAGTTTAGGGGCAAAACGAAACCTTGCCAAGGTTTAGTCACCAGTTCAACTCTGGTATTCCGCTCCAATAATGCGCGTGTGATGGAATTGGTATACATACCAGTCTTAGAAACTGGGTCTTGCAGGTTCAAGTCCTGCCATGCGCACCAACATACTAAGGAAATACAATGCAACAAATGACGCCAACTAAAATATTCCGCAAAGCACAAGCTGGTTACGAAATTGCTAAGGTAGGATTGTTTTTATTTTGGCTTCCTATTATATCAATTGCTATAGCATATTTCTTTTTTAGCTGACTTAGCTCAGATGGTAGAGCACATCCATGGTAAGGATGTGGTCATCGGTTCGATCCCGGTAGTCAGCACCATTGCCCATATAGCCCAATTGGTAGAGGCATCGGTCTCAAAAGCCGAGTGTTGTGGGTTCGACTCCCTCTATGGGCACCAGTTAATGCTCACTTAGTGTTGTTGGTCAGCACGCATGATTGTGGATCATGAAGACTTGGTTCGAATCCAAGAGTGGGTACCAAATATAAAGGAATAAAGTTTCAATAATAACGGAGAGTTGGCCGAGTGGCTTAAGGCACACGTTTGCTAAATGTGCGTAGGGGAAACTCTACCGTGGGTTCGAACCCCACACTCTCCGCCAATTTATCTACTATTTCTTGAACAGTTTTGATGTGGTCAATCTTTTGTAAAGCTTTACCTGCAAAAATATGTCCACCAATTCCATTAATACCTTGATTTAAACTCAAATTATTATTACAATCGTCATGTTCGACTGTTGAAAACACAATAGCATTTTGAAATCCATCAAAACCTTTTATTGGTTGTATCGGTTTATTCAAAGCAAGCTGTTTTGTTTTTTCTGATATACAACTTTCTTTGCTCATAGCAAAAAGAGTTCCAATGCCAATTGCATCACAATATGTTTGTATTTTAAAAATATCGTTTCGATCTGATATTCCTCCTGATGCAATTAATAAAAGGTCAGGATACATTTTATGCATAATCTGAAGAAGTTCAGATAGAGATTGATTTCCATCGCCGATATATCCGGCAGATTCATTTCCCTTTACTATTAAGAAATCTAAACAACTATAAATTTGTTCGTGGTGTTTGTCTACACTGCAAGCACGAAACCATATTTTCACACCTCTTTTTTTAAGAGCTACAACAGTTTTTTTTGTTAAATCATCACTAATTCTTAAAAACTCTACATGAGTTATTCCATACTTAAGTATAATTTCAATTATAATTTTGTAATGTTTCACAAATAAATTTTCTGACATTGATAGAAGTAAATTGCAGTGACCGAAAACCTGATGGAATATTTTAAGATCCAGTTCTAATCCTTGAAATCCTCTGTCTTTAATATTATTAGAACAGAAAAAACTGGGTAAGCATCCTGAAGCTGCTACGGCTAATGCTAAGTTTAAATTTGAAACACCATTCATAGGCAAACATACAATGGGATGCTTTGTACTAAATACAGATGAGTTCATTTGTAACCGTTGAGATATTCATAATGAGTATAATATTTAGCCCTGATAAGTTTGGTTACTATCAAGTCGATACACCCGATACTAAAATTACAACGTACAGTAAATTCGAAGCGTTCGAACATAAAAAACAACATAGTTTGATTAGCTGGAATTTTAACGATGACATATACAGCTCTTTAGATTGGACCAAAGAACCAAAAACAGATCTTTGGGAACTGTACAAGCAACGTGCTAGACAAATTCGTGAAGCTTATGACTACGTTGTTATCTGGTATTCAGGTGGCAGCGATAGTCACAACATGTTACTAGCGTGGATTGATGCTGGTCTTAAAATTGATGAGATCGCCACGACATGGAACTACGAGGCTACTGGAGATAAACAAAATCATCAGAATGCTGAGATAACCAATGTAGTTTTACCTGATGTTCAAAAGTTAAAAGATTCAGGGTATGATTTTAAATTTCGACTAGTGGATATTTCCCAGTTGTGTGTTGATCTTTTTTCTTTATGGAAAAATGATTTCGAATACAACGTCAACTTTCATTTCAGTCCTAACAATCCTGCCAAACATATTATCCGAGATAAGGTTCAAGATTATAAAAATCTTATCGCTTCAGGTAAGAAGGTAGCCTTTGTTTGGGGTAAAGAAAAACCACGAATCAAAACTCACAAAGGTATATACTACTTTCAATTTCTTGACAATGTAGATAACTGTGTTGGACCTTATACTCAGCGACGTTATTATCAAGGATGGTACGATGAATTATTTTATTGGTCTCCAGATTTTCCGCTTATCCCAATCAAACAAGCTCACATAGTTATTAACTATGTCAAAAATAATGACATAAGTATCAATGATGAACTTCTTAAGTATCTTTTATATCCTAAATGGAGTAGCTCTATTTTCAACAATGGAAAAACTTCATCCTTCACTTACAGTGCCAGAGATGAATGGTTCCTAAAATCGAACTTAGATAATCTCAAAAAATTTCACAGTATTACTGATTATTATTTCGAAACTATTAATCCTGATGACACAATTCGTCGAAAAGTAAACCCCTTGTTCAGTAAAAGGTATTGGTTAGAATGAATTCGTTTTATGAAACTCAGTGGAGAACTATCGCTAAAATCACAACTTGGCGTATCCTCTTAACCATTATGAATTTTACATACACTTTCGTTGCTACAGGTAGTTGGAAAGCAGGATTAGCTGTTGCTGGTATGGCTGCTATCTTTAATACCTTTATTTACTGGGGTCATGAACGTGTTTGGAACAGGTTTGGTTGGGGTAAGAAAAACTCGAATGAATAAAAAACATTTGAAATTATTCTCGACTCCGGTCAGTGTATATGACGTTCCTGAGTATGAAGAGATCAACAAACACATTCTCCCACTGGCTGATAACAACCAGTGGGGATTCAAAAGGAAGAAGCAGCTATGGTCGATTCGTCAAAGCAATGTAGGGCTGAGTAAGCTATACGCTTATTTCCTTTATATCTCAGCGCAATATGTCAACCATCATTACAACTCTAACTATCAACCAACAGATTTTGATCTTGTTCACGGCTGGTTAAACACTGCTCATGTAGGCGAATATCAACGACCTCATGATCACGGTGGTGTTTCGCTGGCTGTTACATACTATGTGCAAGTTGATTTAAAATCAGGAAACATAAATCTATATGATCCTCGAGGTAACAGAGGATGGATGGGTCCACAAAAGGGAGAGTTCTCTAACAACGAAAGAGAATCTCACTTAGTATACGAGCATACACCTGTCATTGGTCAAGCTATCATATTCCCTGGATGGTTGTTACACAGCACAGAAATGAATCGTTCTGATACAACTCGAATATCTGTAACATCTAATGTCGCTCTCCGTGAAAAATACATATGATCAAAAAGATAATTCTCTTCGGAGATTTCGCTAGTAAAGACTTTGATGATTTTTGGTCCAGAGACTATGTGTTTCTTAAAACATCAGCGCTCACACGTCTAGCTTACATGTTGCGAGCTAAGGGTTATGAGGTCAAACAAGTCCATCATTGTACCTCATTCAATAAGGATGAGCTTGAGTACATAATGAAGGAATTTGCTCAGGGTGAAAAGGTTCTCATAGGATTATCATCTTCTTTCATAACTTCGATCAATCGAATTGATTATCGTTTCCATGCATCCGATCGTAAAGATTATAAGCAAGAGGATGTTGGTAATTTTTGGGGCGAACCTGCTTTCAAATTTTTCCTTAACGTATGTTTGTTAGGTAAGAAAAATCAGTTCCCTATCCTTATGGGTGGGTTTGATATTATGAGATACAAATTTAAAACTACAGAAGATCGAAGAGCTTGGGGTATGGATTATCTCAAGCAGATGGTTGACTATTTCGTTATGGGTAACAACATCGATGTAATTGAAAATGTTTGTAACAATCGACCAGTCAAACACTTCACTATGGCAGGCGCTAGGATTGCTACTTCAGAGGCAGTTACAGACTTTTCTGATTGTGCATCCACACCTATCTATGATGATCATATTGGTCATGATGAATCTCTGATAACAGAAATCGGCGCTGGATGTGTGTTCTCGTGTTCTTTCTGCACCTACTCTTTGTTAGGTAAGAAAGCTTTTGAATACACAAGAACATATGAAAGTTTGAAGAAAGAAATCGTTTCTAACTACGAGAATTTTGGATCTCGGTTCTATCAATTGACTGATAATATGGTCAATGACTATCCGGAAAAATTAAAGTACATGGCTAAAATCCGTAATGATACTGGCATCGATTTACGTTGGGCTGGTTACGCCAGACTGGATACCATCAGAAAAAAAGAACACGCTGAAATGTTCAAAGAATCTGGATGCGCCGGAGTTATCTTCGGCATTGAATCCTTCAACAAGGAAACAGGTGCATACATCGGCAAAATGACTGATAAAGATAAACTTATGGAGTCACTCAATCTGTTTCGTGATGCTGTAGGCGATACAGCTATCGCTTCTGGTTCCTTCATTGCTGGTGCTCCTAAAGAGTCTAAGGAACAATTGGCTAAAACGTATGAATGGTTGTGTTCCTCAGAAGGTAAACACTATCTAGACCATTTTATTTTCACACCACTGTTCATTGTTCCGGGTGTAAATGAAACCAATGACATAACCAAATCTAGGAACAATCCTTTCCGTGATTATGTTCTCGATAATGGTGAAGATGGCAGAAGAGGAACAGGATGGACTAGCCCATGGGGAACTTATAAAGAGTTCCAAAATTTAGCTATTCATTACAGCAGAGCTAACAACAGATCTGTTACTGAAGCGGAAGCGGCTCATGCTATGAGAGGTGTTTTCGCTCTTCCTATTCTACATAATCTTTTTGAAGGTAAGATTGAGGGTGTGGTCAAAAGTATTCGCGAAGGTAAAAAAATCAATGTTGAGTATAAGGAACAGCTTAAGTTTAACAATAAGAAAGCTATTCAGGATTACAAACTGAAGTTGTTAAAGTAAGTTATAAGAATATTTCTAAAGTACGACCTACATACTTGTTACGATCTCTAACGAATACTTGTGTATCGCCCTCATCAACGGAAACCATAATAACAATTTGTGGTACAGGTATCTTGTATATCCATTCGAACATCATTGAATAACAAGTGGATTGAAGGAAATAAGATTCAATCCACTCTTCTTTCTTTTCTTTTCGAGAAGTTTTAAAATCAATAATTGAGTTTACGCCATCATATTGAGCAGCCAAATCTGTTCGACCTGCAGCTTTTAATGCTCTGGAGTAAAGTGGCAACTCAACGCCATAGATATTGTCAACGTGGGCTTCAATAATTCCCTTGAGGTTTCTATTGAAGGTGTCCACGTTGACTGGCATTTCATTGCGCTTATAATCATCTTCGTTAAGAACCAATCGTTCAGCCATGTTATGAATGGAAGTCCCACGCCTTGCGGCTTGAGTAGAAATACGGTTGGCTTCTTCATTACCAACACGCTTTCGCCATTCTAACAATCCAGTTTTATCCATTTTCTCACCGAGGATGGTAGTTACTGACTTGAAACGATCACCGTTGGGCAGGGCATAATACCTTGTCCCGTTGTCATTAAGCATTGTAAGATCAATTGGCTCAACGAAATTATGATTAAAAGTTTTACGCATTGATCTTCAATCGTTCCTTTTGAATAATATAATCCTTAACCATAGAGCTACGAACAATGTCCTGCTCGTTGAAGTCAATGAACGTAAAAGATTTCATACGTTGAATAATTTTCATGAAATCATGTAGTCCATTTTTATCACGGTCAAAGATAAAATCTGACTGGCGGAAGTCGCCACAGAAAACAATTCGGCAGTTTTTGCCGACGCGAGTAATAACCGAGTCAAGTTCATGTAGTGTCATGTTAGCAATTTCATCGACAATAATGATACAATCGTTGAGTGTGATACCTCTGATGAAAGAGGTGCTAATGAACTCTACAAGACCCTTGGACTTTAGGTAGTCATAAGAGTCACCACGACCAAACAGCTCTGTACAGATAGCGTAATATGGCGCCTCATACACTTTAGCCTTTTCTTTTTGAGAGCCTGGAAGGAATCCCATATCACGTGTGGGAACAACACTTCTTACAATAATGACTTTCTTATATGCACTGTCTTGACCAAGAATTTGATTTAATCCCAGATACAAAGAAATGAAACTTTTACCTGTTCCGGCAATGCCATGAAGCATAAGGTTTCTGCCATCTTGATATGCTTGAAAAGATAGCTTCTGATTTTCAGTTAAAGGAGAGATATGTTTTAGATTGAAATTCAGTTTTTCTGCAGGGGCTGATGTTTGTTTGCCATTCTGCTGACGGAGGATTCGCTTTTCTTTTCTTGTTAGTCTCTTCGTTTCTTCCATTGTGCCCTGCTAAAATGTGTTAATGGTACTCCTAGAAATACCCCTTTGGTTTTTCTTCTTAATATCTTTAAGAAGATCTCTGAATCCATTTTCAGGTTTACCCATTCCTCGACCTGAGGAAATGAGAGGGGCGCCATTAACGAGTTGAGTGATGTGTGGATTAGTTGTCAAATACTCATCTAGAGCAGATATAGACATAAAGTCTATATGCTCCTCACCAGTTTCATTGTTAAGAAATTTATAAGTGGGCATTAACGGTTCCTGTCTTGAAGTTCTTCGTCGTCCCAGATGTCATCTTCAACATCAAGTGGATCTAACCCTTCTTCATGAATGAGAAGAGTTATGTCTTTAGTTCTGAGCGCCCGCTCAACTCTACGAGCTTCTCTTTTATTTACCTTAGATCTAGGAACGTCGTAAGCAGATTCTTCTTCATCATAGGAAAAATCGTTTTTACGAAACTTCTTGAAACCGTTTTTAGACATTAGCAATGAGACCTGGTAGTGCTTCTGTTACGTGGAAAAGAGTGATGCCCTTAACATGCAAACGTTTTTCTTTGATAGCAAGAAGAAGCTCAGCATCCTTGGGTGATACATTTTCGAGCAACTCGATAAACATAAGTTCACGCTTAGATTGATTGAGAGTTGGATAAAAACCTTCGATAAAGTAAGTCATCATCCGAGCTTCCCGAATGAGCACACCTTCCTGATCAACAAGTTCATTGGGCTTATAGGGTGGTACGCCTTCTGGTAGAAGGAACTTGACTGCAGGATCAAAAGCAGCCTGTAGAATTACGCGAAGAGGATAACTATCGTTCGCCTTGATAGCTTCAATCTTCTGTTCAGTTTTCTTGAGCTTGCTCACCTTTTCGAGAAACTCAGCAATACCGATTTGCATTTTTAAAACTCCGAGATGTTTTCCATAAGATTTTTAAGTCGATTAGCCATAAAATAATTCATCAGCTTAGAGCGATCACGATTGCCCTGAGCGTTATATTGTTCCATAACTTTTTCCCGAATATGAATGGGAGTAAAGTTCAGATCAATAAGCTTCTTGTTACGCATATAGTTACGGAAGAGAGGATGATCAGTCTTTTCATCAAGACCAATAACTTCGAGATCATCAATCTTTTTTTGAGTCAGCGGCTTCTGGCGTACCCCAAGAACAAAACAATCGTCAGAAGAAAGTACGTTAGGTACGCCATCACCTGAATCCCCCTTGAGGATATGTTCGTAGAGGTACTTATCCGGATTGTCATGGCTCACCCACTTCTTACGGGTAGGGTCATACTGCTTTACATTCTTGTGAGTGTGAAGCTGAATGAAGTCTTTATCGCCTGACATAATAAGGATAGGTTCGTCAACACCAAACAATGTTTCTTCCTCAACGCCAAACTCATACACGAGAGTGCCAATGATGTCATCAGCCTCGGCAGCTTCAACATCAATAACACGGTAAGGGAAATAGTCTTTAAGATCCTGACGAATCTTATTCAGACATTCGAAAATAGATTTCCAATCCAGCTCAGATGCTGCTTGGCTCTTTTTACGATTAGCTTTGTAGTAAGGGAAAGCTTGCTTACGCCAGTAGTTGGTGTTGTCACAAGCTATAACCAGCTCACCAAATTCTGCACTGAACTTAGACTTATAAGAACGGAGAGAGTTGAGAACCATATGTCTCACCATGTTTTCTTCAATGGTGGCATTCGTATGTTTACCAAGGGACATGAGCATATTAGAAAGCATGACCTGATTCAAGTCAACAATAATCACAATTTCACCTGTTTAGTTGCTTTCGCTGTTTTTCAACGTTACATTTAGAGAGTCAGCAATTCTGAGTGTATTCGTATCTTCCCCATCAGGGTAGAAAACATTCTCGGCTATTTGCTGAAAAGGATGGTATAAGTCATAGTGTTTGCATAGTATGGAACGAATGGATTCGATTATGAACGCACCATCCTTGATATTATCAGACTCTTCATCGCCAATTTCGAACCCAGCCAAGTCGAGCTGGTTGAAAATCATAGGAGCGATAGTCGAGATAGTTTCCTGTACATGATAGTGTCTCATCATATCAGTACTGTGTTTTACCGTCTCGACGCTTAATGGTTCTTCATCAGATAGGTATCTTGATCTAGGAAAAAGAATTACGTTATTCGAATCCATTATGGGTCCATACTTTTTACATTATTATTATAGCCCGAACGACTATATTTGTCAATCATTGTTATTTAGTTTCATGTGGTCTTGTAAACGAATTTTTTAGAGGGAAGTTTACGAGACTCTACCGTAGGATAATGTTCTACCAGCTGTTGCATCATGATGTTCCACTGCATAGAAATTTTATCAAGATTAAAACGATTGTCCGCATACGCCTTAACAAACCTCAGATAATTCTGAGCATCATCGTTAGAGACTACGTTAATCGAGTGTTCCAGATATTCTCTAAACCTGTTAGCATGCCGATTGACTTCGTCTTCATATTGATACATCGATGTAAGACCACCAGAAGTATCAGGAAGAGCAGCGAGATTAGGATGAACACACATCAGACCTGCGGACATAGACTCAATGAGTACTCGACAGCTGGTTTCCTTCCAGATATTAGGATAGGCAAGGATATGAGCTTGTTGAAGATGCTCGCGCAGAACTTCTTGAGTAGCAAAACCATGATACGTCATGTTAGGGTGTTGAGAAATGCGATCATAGATCGGCTGGAATTGTTTGTCCGCTTCTTCCCAACCATAGATCTTGAAGCTTGAAAAAACATCAAGGTGAATATTAGGATAACGAGTAGCCAACTCTTCTACTACAGGTACGAGCAGCTCTAAGCCACGTTGTGGTGTAGAAAAGTAAATCAAACGAATTTTATCGTCAAATGTTTTGCGAACATAAGGGATAGGTTCAATAGGATTCTCGATAACCTGACATACACTATTCATAGGCATGCCTAGCTTAGTCACGAACTCATTAAGTTGCCAATTTGAAACGAACACCTGCTTATGAAACCGATCGCGACTGTTAACATCTTTAAGATGATAAACTTCAGGATCTTCTGCTAGATCATGATGCCAGTAAACTCTAACTTTATCTTCTTCAATACTTCTCACTCGAGAAGCAATGATTTGAAATTGATCAGCCAGTGATTCGGGAATTAGTTTAGCGATGCTACGCTTAGAAAGTTCTGTGCCACCGAAAGAATTGGTGGAAATTTCGTTTTCTTCAAAACCTGACATTATATCTCCATATTAAAAAAGGCGGGCAACTACACCCGCCTTGTATTTATTCAAGCCTTGCGGACTAAGAAACACTTATTAGAAATATCACAATCAAAATATTGTTTACAAAGATTAACAACCGTCTGTGGATGAAATTCCTTACAACTGAATACGTCAAGATAGAACGTATCGTTTTCGTCAACGAAATGAGCACAGATGTTACTGGTTTCAATCAGCTGAACAAGAGTATAACCTGCTTTGTTACCACTACCGAATTTGACAATTTGAGGCTCGCCATAAGCTACCATGTCAATGTCCTTAACCAATTGCTTGGTAAACTGATATATATTATTTGGATCAGTAATCATCCAGTGCTCGCAGTTACGAGCGTCAATTATTAGGTGATAACCCCAAGGACCGATTGATTCCATGTCATTTGAACTCCATTTCATTGATGATAATATACCGCAATAGCGATTGGTTATTTATTAGAAACCGTCTTTTATCTGCACATATTGCACGGAGTCGATACGAAACGAACGCCATCCACCTTTTTGTACATCCCATGCTGCGATAGCATCAGTGTTAGTTTTGTGAAAATCTTTTTCTGCAGCTTGTTCGGCGAGTTGTATACGATATGATTCAGGCAAAAGATCAGCACGAAGAGTGCACCACATCACACGCTCTTCGCCATTAATCTTAGTGAAGCTAACTTCAATAACATTTTGTCTAAGATCATTTAAAATTGTATCACGATCAAGCACCATTCCACTCTCCTTCACTAAGAAACTTCTGTGTTGAAACAGTTTGTTCCGTCAACATCTTATTTAATTCAGTAAAGCCACCAATGTTGAATCCATCAACTACAATAACCGGAAAGGTTTGGACGGCTGGAAAAATCTCGAGTAATTGTTCGCGAGTAAAATCTTCATGTAACTTCAATTCTTTATAGCTGATACCTCGATTAGTCAGAAGCATTTTTGCTTTAGTGCAGTACACACAGTTTTCGCGTGAGTAAATCGTCACATTCATGTAAGCATGAACTCCCAGTATCTATTAATATCTTCGGGGTTGGTTGGGTCGTAACCCAAAATATACATATCATATTCAACAAGCATTTCAAGATCGCTTTTCATTTATTACTCCTCATACTAATTATATATCGATCAGTTATATTAGTCAAGCCCTAATTGTTTATCCTTAGAAGATGTAGTATAATCGTTCATCTTATCTAAGTAGCCACGGTTACGTAGCTCTTTAAAAATTAAATTTTCGAAAGAATATTCTCCACCCTTCTGAATTCCTGCTGTACGCATGTCTTTAAATTTTGCTTTTAAAGCAGCGAACTCAGCGGGTGAAGCTTTGGTCTTGACCATGTCATCAATCATGTTCATATAGAACTCAACCTTACGACCTAGTTGTGGATCGTCATCAAACTTATGTTCTTTGTACTCAGGTTTCTGAATCCAGATATCTTTCATAAGAGAATAGATACCTTGCTCTTCTGGATACTGATCCGTAGGTTCTTGAGCGTAAGGTTCTAGGTCGTAACCCATAACCTTTACTTTATGTGTTAGTAGCCAAAGAAACTTCTTGTTCTTAAGCCACTCTTCTGTCATCTCAGGTGTTGTCGCGATTTTGAGCTTGCTCTTATCGATCATTAAATGAACATCGATATCCGAGTACGGAGTGTAGTTATAATTAGCGTTTCCACCTGTCATGATGACATCTTGAATTAATTCACGAGGAATTTTAGCAAATTTCGCCCAAGTATAGCCAAATTCTAGAAGTGTTTTTCTTACTTC